CGATCTCCGAGTTCTCATCTGATGAGACTATGAGTGGTAACTCTAACCAAGCAACTCCAACTGAATTTGCAGTTGTTGGTTACTTAACTCGTGGAAACATGGGTACTGATCAGATGGTTCCTCCTAAGGGTACTACTGCTCAGAGACCTGCGACTCCAATACTTGGTGGTCTACGTTACAACACAACGATTGCTGCCTTTGAATCTTATAACGGTTCTGCTTGGGTTCCATTAGGAGGTCTACAGAACGTTGATGTCACTTCTACTTACACTGCTGCTGCATTCCAGACATGCTGGTGTAAGACAAATGGTGGTGGATTCACAATTACTCTACCTGCTTCACCTAATAAGGGTGATACAATTAGGTTCTTCGATTGTGATAAGACATTCGATACTAACAACCTAACGATTGGTAGAAATGGAAAACCAATTATGGGTGACTCTGCAGACATGACAGTAACTACTGAAGGTGCTGCATTCGATCTTGTATTCTACGATAACTCCTCAGGTTGGAGAGTATTCACAGTCTAATAAGACAAGACTTAAGGGGGACATGGGTTCCCCCTTCCTTTATATGATGTTCTAATAAATAATAAGGATTCGGCAATCAAATGGCAACTTACGGAAGTTACAAAAAAATTATAGGAGGACAGATCATAGACGGTACTGTCCCTAGTTCCGCTCTGGGTGCTGGTACTGGTTATGCCTATAACGTCTTCCACGTATTCGGTCAACAATGCCACTGCACTAGTGGTTGTTGTTGTCTCTGGACTGTACCTGATGGGGTAAAAAGAGTAACTTTTGAACTCTGGGGTGCTGGTGGAAACGGACATGGTGCTTGTTCTTGTAACAGGTGTCACCATTACCAGGGTGCTGGTGGTGGATTTTATAATTCAAAAACCATTACTACTGCTGCTGGTTGTGCTTACACTATCTGTGCTGCAGGTGTGTATCGCTGCTTAAGTAGGGAATGTACTGGTTGTATTGGATGTTCATCCTACGTTAATGGTTATAACTTAAGTAACTTCTGTGCTATTGGTGGTGGTCGTGGAAGATCAAATACATCTTGGGAGACTGGATGTTATTCTGATTGGGAGTGTTGCATAGGACCAACATCAAATAACGGTGACTTCGGAATGGGTAACCACAGAGGATTCTGGGGTGGATCTATATTCTGTCACTGTAACTGGGTTAATACTTGTACAACTAATGCTCCGTTCTTAGCAGGTGGATCAGGTTCTTACCAAGGATTTGTTAACTGCTGGATACGTTGTGGTTGTTGGTATTCTCCTTACGGACAAGGTGGACAGGGTGCTATCACATCATATTGCGAACGTTGTTGTGGACAAGGTGGAACAGGCGGTGGTGGAGTCGTCAAAATTACATACACATAAGGAAGTAGGAACCAATGGCAACTTATGCAAGCTATAAAAAATTAACAGGTGAGGAATTAACTGATGGATCAGTTGATGGAGCAGATTTAGCGTCTCCTCTTAATACTACATATGGTGTTAAGTGGTTTTATGGATCTCCTGGTGCATGTACTCCTGGATGCTGCTGTCTTTGGACAGTACCTGCAGGTGTAAAGAAACTTCATATACAAATCTGGGGTGCTGGAGGTAATGGATCTGGTGCATGTTCATGTAACAGATGTCATCATTACATGGGTGCATCTGGTGGATTTTATAATACAAAAACTATTGATACAGTATCAGGATGTACATATTCAGTCTGTGCTGCTGGAGTATACCGTTGTTACTCAAGAGAGTGTAACGGATGCAGAGGATGTTCATCTTATGTAAATGGATATAATCTTTCCAACTTCTGTGCCATTGGAGGAAGAAGAGGAGAAGCACAAACATCATGGGCAACTTATTGCCATTCACGATGGTGTTGCTGTATGAATCCAGGTAACAATGGTGGTGACTGGATGCAAGGAACTCATACTCCTAACTGGGATGGTGCTGAATTTGTTTATGATAGAGGATTCTGTCATTGTTATAACAGATCACACTACTCTGGTGGTGCTGCATTGATTGGAACAGTATCACAACAATCTCTAAGAGGATGTTGGATACGTTGCGGTTGCTGGACAGTTCCATATGGTAATGGTGCTCAGAACGCTATGACTACTTACTGCGAACGCTGCTGTGGTCAAGGTGGTACTGGTGGCGGTGGACTCGTCAAGATTACATACTTCTAAGGATTAAAAAATGGCACAGTATTCAAGTTATAAAAAGGTTAGTGGAGCTACATTACCTAATGGTAGTGTTACTCCAGCAAAACTAGCTGCCACTGGATTGGATACGTGGAATGTTAAATGGGTTTATGGTAATCCAGTTCCATGTTCTACAGGTTGCTGCTGTCTTTGGACAGTACCTACAGGAGTAAGAAGAGTTACCTTTGAAATGTGGGGTGCTGGAGGTAATGGTACAGGTGCTTGCAGTTGTAACCGTTGTCAGACCTATGTTGGTGCTCAGGGTGGATATTATAATACGAAAACTGTTGATACGACTGCAGGATGTGCTTATACAGTCTGTGCTGCTGGTGTATACCGTTGTTACTCAAGAGAGTGTCAAGGGTGTTGTGGATGTATGTCATATGTAAATGGATATAACTTAAGTAACTTCTGTGCTATTGGTGGTAGAGGAGGATGTGCGGTAGGTGACTGGTCATACGGTTGCTTCTCTAATAATGCTTGTTGCAGATCTCCAGGACAAAATGGTGGAGACTTTGGAATGGGTAATATGCCTGGTGGATTCTGGAACCCTAAAGGTTGGTTCTGTCATTGCCACGGTAGATATAGTATTCCTACTGCTGCTCCATTTATTGGAACCAATGTGTTCCAACAGAATAACTTCTGCTGGATACGTTGCGGTTGCTGGACAGTTCCTTATGGACACGGTGGTCAGAATGCAATGACTAACTATTGTGACCGTTGTTGTGGTCAAGGTGGTACTGGTGGACCAGGACTTGTCAAGATTACATACGTTTGATATAATAAATTTGTTTGAATATAATAAAGGAGGGTTAATACCCTCCTTTTTTTAATGTTTAATTTTATAAATAATACCGATGGTGTTACCCAGAACAAACTAACCGAAAGGAATTATGGCTACTAACATTAGTGTCGAATACGACTTACCACTACCAAATGAATTCTTGGTAGACCATGCTTTTACAGATGGTAAAACACGTAAAGCAACATACGATGGACCAGACAAGATCTGGTTGCAGATTGGAGCAGATGGAACAGAGAAGGCAGGACCTTTAAATGAAGATGACATATTAGATGGTCGTCCAATGCCAGCAGACGTAACTGAATGGGTTGAAGTTGATTGTGCAACTAATCCACTTATATGTCAGCTAAGAGGAATGCCTATTGATGAGAAGGAAGAAGAGTATAGTGACAGTGTTGTCTACTCAGGAACTCCTGCTATAGATGGATACCCACAGTTCTCATATGGTACACCTATAATGCCAGGTGATATCTATGATAGAGATAGTGTTAAGGTTGTAAGTGGTAATGTTACCATTCAACCGTTCACTCCAGTAGGTAAACTACTTGATAGAGAAGCTGATCTTACTTGGGATGACATTAGGAAGCATAGAAATAATGCTCTTCAAGCAACTGATGGTAAGGTTACAGAAGATATGCCAGCAGATCTTAAAGCTAAGTGGAAAACATACCGTGAGAAATTGAGAGATTTCCCTGCTACAATGGCAGCAGCAAGTGTTACACCTAATGCAGCATTTTATATGATGCCTAACTCTCCTGATGATGAAGTATCTCCAACTAATGGTGGTAGCTTTATCAACTAATTGATTATTAAAATTTAATTTTGTTATGACCTATAAGGTATATAAATTTGATTATATAAAAGAGAATCAACCAGAGATTATAAAGGTGGCATCTGATTGTCACCGTGCTCTGATGGAAGATGGATTCGGAGACACTACATGGAGTTATTACTTGTATAACTTCTTCAGTGTTACCAGTCCATCTTCTCATTTTCTAGAGATTTATAAGAAGTTAACTGGTATAATAAGAGAGAATCTTCCTGATGAAGATGTTATATGGTTCCAAGCATGGTTAAATTATCATGACCATGATCAGGTTTTAGATTGGCATAATCATTCCTCACCTTGGCATGGGTATGTTGCATTAGAACCACAGGACACTACAACTGAATTTGAGGATTGGGAGATAAAGAATGAGATTGGTAATATATATTTTGGTAGAGGTAATGTTCGTCATAGAGTAGTAAATAATTCACACTACTCTGGTAAGAGACTTACTATTGGGTATGATGCCATACCTGGAAGCGAACTTAATTCTACTAATGCAACTAAGCAGTATGGGCAGATTCCCTTGCTTTAGTTGACTAAATGCCCTATAATAAGGGGATAAATAAAGAAGAGATTATTATTCTTTGGAGTATATGCAATGAGATCGAAGGCGTTTTTTGTTAATGGTGGAGCTGGCAGAGTGATTTGCTCCATACCTGCGTTTGAAAAGTATGCAGAAACACATGATGATTTTATCATTGTATGTGAGGGAGGGACAGACTTTTTTAAAGGTCACCCAAAATTAGATGGTAGAGTATATGATAACTGGCATAAAGGATTATTCCAAAAGGAATTAATAAACCGTGACATAGTATCCACAGAACCATATAGAGTCTGGGAATATTATAATCAGAAGTGTAGTCTTGCACAGGCATATGATATTCAAATTAATGAGTTAGATGAACCAAGAGAACTTCCAGTTCCTACAATTGAACTGGCAAAGATGGAAGCAATCCAAGGGTTCCAAGCAGTAGAAGAAGTAAAGCAGGGTACAGGTAAAGATAAAGTAATTGTTATTCAACCTTTTGGTAGATCAGTTGAGCAGGTTGGTGACGATTTTATTGCTGATATTACATCTCGTAGTTTTCCTTTGAATGCTATTGTTGAGATTATTAATGATCTTAAGAAGGACTATGGTGTTATTATAATGAGTGAGATTCATTTTCCAGTTGAAGAGAATGAAGAGAAGGCAAAGATTAAAGTAGCAAGACCTCAAATTGCAGACATGAGAACATGGGCTGGCATTATTAATGCTGCTGATCACTTCTTAGGTTGTGATAGTATGGGTCAGCATCTTGCTAGAGCATTTGGTAAGACTGCTACAGTTGTAACTGGATCAACATACCCAATTAATATATCTTACCCTGACTGTAAGGACTTTGATATTATTGATGTTGGAGAGGGTAGAAGAGAGTACTCACCTATTAGACTTACTACTGATGAGAGAGTTGATCGTTATAATGATCAATCAATGGAACTTGACAAAGATCAGATCAGATCTATACTAACTTCTGTTCGTAAGAGGATGGGTAAGTCTACTGCCTATACTAATTACAAGAAACAGAAACAACCTGCTCAACAAAATGATTGTTGTGCTCCAAATACAAACATGGGAATGAATAGTTCTCCTACTTATGGTGTTCCAAAGAATACTACAAAACCACAGTTGAAACCATCATCCTCTAAAGGATTCATGGCAGATGTAAAAAATGCAGCACCAAAATCAACTGTAGAAGGTCAAGTAAAGGACATTTTAAAGAATCTTAAGTGAGGTTATAATGACTCAATGGATTGCAGCTCTTGCTAGAGGGCATAACTCTGGTGTATGTTTGCTTAAAGATGGTGAGATAGTATTTGCTACTGAGGAGGAGAGGTTCTCTAGGAATAAGTATGATGGTGGACCTTATGCTTCTATGGTTAAGATCTTAGATTATACTGACCATGTTGATTATCTTGTGATTGCTCATACTCAACCTCTAAGTGATGCTGGTAAGGTAGATTTTACTGGAGAAGATGTATATACAGGGTTTGCTAGGAAGTTAGGGTTGATTGATCGTAAAGCAAATAGTTATGAACATCCTCAAGTTATAGATCTTAGTAGAACACATCATAAACTTCATGCTGCTTGTGCATTTTATCGTTCTGGATTTGAATCAGCAGTCGCAGTTATAGTAGATGGTGCAGGTACATTTGTACCGATGCAAATTGGAAGAGAACAAGAGATGACATGGGAACTTGAGTCCATGTTTAATTGTGATTATCCATCAGAATTTAAAACAATCTATAAGCACATGGCAGGTAGAGGACCGTGGGGTTCTGCACATATACCTGAGATGTCTAGTGAAGGTGAAGGTGAGGAAGGAACACATGAATTATTCTTAGATGAGAGTGCTGGTATTGTTAAAGCATACGAAGCAGTGACTCAGTATTGTGGTTGGGCTCCTATAGAAGCAGGTAAGACAATGGGATTGTTCCCATATGGCGAACCAACTGATAAGGTTCCAACGATTTATACTGATGGTGGCGGGGGAGCATGGAAGACAAGTGATCGTAATGTAATAGTTCCTACATATCCAAACGGTGCTGTAGTTAATGAAGGTAGGTTTGAATATCTTAGGACACCTCAAGGTACTGAAGATCTAACTAAACTTCAGAACCGTAGAGATGTTGCCTATGCTATTCAAACAGAATCACAACAGATGGTTCTTGATTTGATAAGAAAGGCAGTTGATATGAGTGGTAATAAGAATGTAGTATTGTCTGGTGGGTATGGATTAAATTGTGTTGCAAACTATTGGTATCTTGAACAGTTAAAGGATGAAGGTATTAATTTGTTTGTTGAACCAGTAAGTAATGATGCTGGTACTGCTCTTGGAGCAGCATTATATGTTCATCATCAAGTAAATGAAGACAGTGTAGTTAAGGATAAGATCACAAATTTATATACTGGTCCTACATATAACTATACAACTGAAGATATCTCTGAGTCTTGTCAAAAGTATGGTGCTACGGATGTAACTAATGCATCTTATAGTGATGTAATTAAACTCATTACTAATAAGAATATAGTTGCAATGTTCCAAGGATCATCTGAAGCAGGTCCAAGAGCACTTGGTAATCGTTCTATTCTATATGATCCTCGTGATCCAGATGGTAAGGATCATGTTAATAGTGTTAAGCATCGTGAATACTTCAGACCATTTGCAGGTTCTATTTTAAAAGAACATGTACATGAGTGGTTTGATCTTCGTGGTATGGATGA